TTTTAACCTTTACTCCATTTTTCTTCCAATAAGTCCATAATCCATTCCGTTTACCATTTTTATAAATTCCCTCTAATTCGATATTTCCATTTTCCCACCAATAAGTCCACTTTCCTTCCTTTTTTCCTTTTTTATAAACTCCCTTTCCTTGAATATTTTGATTGTGGTGATATGCAACCCATTCTCCATCTTCCTTACCTTCAATAAATTTTCCCCACCTATACTTGAACTTATCATAATTATAATATTCCCAAAGACCACTTTCTAAGTCATCTGCATAATTTCCAATATGTGATACTTTACCATTTTCTTTATGAAAATGTGTACTAAATCCATTCATCTTATCATTTTTATATTCAACCTCATACCATTTAGAATCGGTATCTTCAAAATAATAAATCCATTTACCATCTTGTTTACCTAAAGTATATTTTCCAATTTTATCTCTGTTGCCATTGTCATGCCAGTAACTCCAGTTTCCATCAAAATTACCTTCCCTAAAATTACCATCTATTACTTTAATTTCACTATCTAAATATTGAATATATTTTCCGCTCAACTTATCATCTTTATAATTACATTCTTTCCATATAATACTTTGAATAAAATATCCAAAGATAAGTCAGTTCCTTTAGATATATAAAAATCTCTTGCTCTAGTTAAAACATTTTCAATAGAAATTCCATCAGTAAATGTTCTATTTTCCAATCCAGGAAGATAACTTTTCTTAAATTTAACGTAGAATTCATTTAAAAAATTGAATCCTAAATTTGTCACAATAGAATCTGAAACGTGTCCCGCAGCAGAAGTATCATTAAAAGTTAAAAATTGAGGATTTCCTACAGTTTTAATTTGAGAGATGCCATTAAATCCACGAACACATCCAGTAAATGTAAAGGTTTCTCTTGTAAATACAAAGAGACCTCTTACAGGATTAGTATTTGTTATAGAAACAGAACTAAGATTAATAATTTCATTTATAGTAATAATAATATCATCAACACCACTTACTGAACCAAGTTCAGTATTGGATAATTTTATAGTATCGTTAGGTTCATAACCCTTTCCAGTATCAATTATACTAATTTCAGGTTCACTAGTGTCAGAAACTTTAACATAAAAAGAAGCACCATTCCCATCACCTGTTAATGTTTCGCCATTAACAATGTATTCTCCAGGTTTTCTATTTGTATTAAAATTTCCATCTCCATCTACTGCATTATGTGTAAATGTTTTTATTGTGTTTTGACGAGCACTAGTCGCAGAAATTTGTTTATCAACTGTTATTTGATTCTCACCAATACTAGAAACTCTAGTTTCATCTTTAATTGAAATTGTTTTAACTTCAAATGAATCTTGATTTACAATTGAAGATAAAGTTATAATATCACCAATGCTAATGTTGCTGGTTGTTATTCCACTAATTACTGTATCAGAATTACTATCAATATCACCATCGATTGTAGAAGTATCTGTTAAATTTCTTGTTTTTCCTGTATAAGTAATAATTTCATCATCAATTTTTAAAAGACCGTATTTTTCTGGAAATCCTTCACCTCGGTTTACAGTTATAGTATTATCATAAGCAAAAACTTCACTATCTGTTTCTGGCCAAATAGGTGCTAATCTAACTTGTTTACTTGGGACAATTGTTCCTGCTGCAGGTATTATTTGTGACCTTACCGTCTCCATCTCTGATAGAGTCGATATTTTCTTATTAAATGCAATATTTTCTGCTATATCAGTAGTACCATATTCTCTTTCCTCAAAAGTATAATATTGAGTAAGGAATTGTTTAAACAGTGATTCCTCACCAGCAGTAGTGTCGTTCTCAATAAAATCAGGTATTAAACTACCTAAGATATTAGAAATCTTTACTTTATTATCTTTCATTTCTTATCTTGTGTATGTAGTATTGGCAAAACTTGATGGTGGTATATAACTTGTCCCAGATTTATTTAATCCAGAACTAATAACGTCTTCCAAGAGAGTTAATGTACTATTTGCTGTAGTATCTAGCACAATATAAAGGTTCTCTTTTGCGACAATATCATTAGATTCGGGAATGACTCCAATTTCTATTCTATTCAGAAGAGAACTTGAAGATATTGAAACTGGATAGATTAAAATTTCACCTCTAGCGTAATCTACAGATCCTGCACTAGAATTAACATAAGTAATTTTATTGTCACTATCTACTGTAAAGAATTTGATAGTTCCTTTAGTTGGATCATCCTCATTTGGAAGATCAGTTAAAAAGATCTCACCAGCAACTCCAGTAATACGGAATGAAGATGATTTGATATTAAATCCTTCTTTATCAGCATGGAATTGGTTTCCATAACACAATTCATAGTTGGCAAAAGCATCATAAACTGGAACTAAGTTCCTTCTCATCTTAAGTGTAGTAATATTTGATGTTATTGAATTATCAACTTTATCAATAACATTTAAAAGCTTACTATACTTTAATCTACCACCAAATTGATTAATATCACTAGAAGCAGCATATGTATCAATTGCTTTGGTTATATTTGAAGCTAATCCCAATTTAGTTGCGGTTTGACCTGGATCAAAAGATACTGTTGAGTTATATTCAACATACAAATAACTCAAATCAACAAATTCCTGCTTAATACCTGCAACTGTATATTTCTTCAATCCTTGTTTAATTGCATCTTTTGTAACATCCGAGATAAATTCACCATATTTTGGTTTAATTGTAATAAAGACCTTACCATATTGGGGTGGAGTAAGTTCTTCTCCTCCATAAGCACTCACAGAATCAACATTGGAGAATAAAGTAGGAATCAAAGCAGTGTAATCATTTGCTGTCACTGCTCTCTGCTGAGACGCATAGACCCTCGGAGCAAGATACTTGATAGAATCTATGGATTCTATTTCTGCACCGTTCTGAGACGGTTGTACAGTGGTTATGAATGATATACCAGAAGTAACTGCATTATTCAATATACCATAAGTTAATTTTCCAGCAAAACTAAAATTAGCAGCACCATTACCATCAGATCCATTTGTCACAATGTATGTTGCAGTAATTATTCCTCCATTTGGTGGTTTTTTGCCTAAAATTCCATCACCAAATAGAAGTTGATACCTTTCATCCTCAATTTCTTGTGTTAAGAATAATCTAGATTCACTATTTACCTGAAATATGTTCTCATATTGACTATATTCTTCAGTAATGGTGTCCTTTATTGAAACACGAATGGTAGAAGTGTCAATACTGGCATTTGGAAGAATATATTTGGCATCTGGTTGATCATTTTGGACTAAAAATGACCTTTCTAGTAAAGATCCTTCATAAATTTCGATATTATTGAAACTTGCTATACCATTTGAATCTACACTAACCGTAATATCATCTGGAATTGAGAAAATATAACTTCCATTCGAAATTGTACCTGTTGCAACTATACCTTTGCTTAACTTTACGGTATTTGTGGCAATAGAACCCATATCTACGCTTAAATTTATCTTCGCAATCGCTGCTTTTTTAGATCTGGGTACATAACCAATGTTTCTGACCAATGAAACTACATTTTCACGTAATGTAGCACTGTCAATAAACGATTCATTGACTGCCATATTGGTATTATAGGCAGTAATGTAAGAATTATACGCTAAAGTATCGATTAAAACGGAAAAGTTAGATCCTTCGAAGTCAAAATCAGTAAAATTAGAGTTAGCTCTCAGGTATCCCTTAATCTGAGTGCGTAAATCTTTGAAATCGAGGTTGGTGAACTGATTAAATGACATTATACCCTAGTCGGTTGTAGTAAAAATTCTATATTTTGTGGTGCTATAGGCAATCCAATGATATTATACCTTATACTGATGTATAAACCGTTAGGATCAGTCTCTGTATCCACTATAACATCGGTTACATTGACTCTTGGTTCAAAGTTTTTTAATAAAACCTTGATTTCTTCTTCTAATGAACCAGCAATTTCACCATTATTTAACTCAAATAGTGAATCTTCTATAGATGTACCCAATATCTCATTAAAAAACCTCTCGCTAAGTCGAGTTCTGCATAAATTTATACAAGATTTCTTAATTGCATCCTCATTCTTAAGTACAAGCATATCATTTGTTACTGGATGACGCTTGAAACTAAGACTAATATCTTTAAATGAAGGAGAAATTAATGAAGCCATTCAATTTGGTTACACTTACAGTATATCTATAATGGTTTTTCGGTATTTTCGGTGTCTCCCTCGTATTGAGGGGCATCATCATGCGTAACTTCCTGTAAAATTCTCTTTTTAGAAGGATAGTCAGTTACTAAATCAGTGATACCGTGTTGCTCTTTCATATGATTTGAATCACGATCTGCATAAACTATCATTTTATTTAGCTCCACTATAGTAAAAACTATTTATTCCACTAAAAAACCCCCTGTGTAGGGGGTTGTAGAAGTTATCCTTGTCCTCGTGTACGCTTCTTTGCTGCGTTTCGACTGGTTGCTGCATACTTAGTATGCTTTCCTCTTCCTTGTCTCGTCTTCTTTGGACGTGCTTCGCTCTTGTCAAGATTGGCTAATGAGTGCATTGCCATAGTGTTAATTACTCCTTTGGATAAACGGCGGGG